GGCGGCACTCCGCTGAAGTCTTCGGACATTATGGGCTTGCCGAACAGTGAGTACATGAAGCTTATGAAGGCAGTGGTCGAGCAGGAAGCCAAGGATTCGAACATTGAAATCGAGACCGAACCGACAGAAAAAAACGCAGTAAGCAGAGAACTGTAAAATTAACACGGGCATGGTTCCTATTTTATGGGCGCATGCTCCACATGGATGAGCAGGAAATCATGAGTATGCGCTACGGCTCCATGCTCGACATGATTTCCTGTTTTTCTATTTACAGAGGCTCTGCGAAACAAAAGGCAAAGACGAAGAAACTTACTTATGAGGAAATCATAAGGCTGAAATGAGGTAGGACATGGCTCAGAACATCGGACCACGGATAGGAATCGAGGGAGAAGCTGAATATAGGCGCCAGATGCAAAACATCATACAGCAGACCAAGACCTATCAGGCGGCAGTCAAAGAAGCACAATCCGCCCTCGACAGAAATGCGAGCTCTCAGCAGAAAGCTCAGGCAAAGACACAGGCGCTCACAAAGGCAATTGAAGCACAGCGGAAGCAGGTCGAGTATTGCCAGAATATGTTGTCCGCTTCCAAGGAGAAATACGGCGAGAACGCCACGCAGACGCTCAAATGGGAAGAGGCGCTCCACAAGGCGAACACTCAGCTCAACGAACTGAATCAACAGCTTGCCGATAACAACATGCTCAAGGCATGGGGCGAGGACGTTGTGAAAGCGGGCGAGAAACTCGAACAGGCAGGACGGAAAATTTCGTCGGCGGGCGAGACCTTGACTCGGACGGTCACAGTGCCGATTGTTGCGGCAGGAACGGCGGCAATTAAGTCTTCGATTGATTTCGAAACGGCAATGACAGGCGTCATGAAGACCGTTGACGAGACAGCAACCACGAGCTATGCGGACATTGCCGAAGCAATCAAAAAGATGTCCACGGAGACGGCAAGCTCCAAGACGGAGATTGCGGCGGTTGCGGAAGCGGCTGGTCAGCTCGGCATTGGTGCGGATGACATTGAGAAGTTTACCAAGACGATGATAATGCTCGGTGACACGACCAACGTCAGCGCGCAGGATGCGGCAACGTCCCTTGCCAAGTTTATGAACATCACCGGGGACAGCACGCAGGACGTCGATAAGCTCGGCTCGGCGATTGTCGACCTCGGTAATAACTTCGCAACTGACGAAGCAAGTATCATTGCCATGGCAACGCGTCTCGCATCTGCCGGAACGATCGCGGGCTTATCTTCCACGGATATCCTTGCCCTTGCCGCCTCTATGTCCTCTGTCGGTATCGAAGCCGAAGCGGGCGGCACTGCCATGTCCCAGACCTTGACGAACATCGGAAATCGTGTTGCTAACTTTAAGGACGGCACGACAGAAGCCCTTGACGACATTTCCAAAGTCACCGGAATGAGCGCGCAGGAATTCGCTGATGCATGGGAAAAAGACCCGGTCAAGGCGGTGCAAGCATTCATCGAAGGCTTGCACAGAATGAACAGCTCGGGCGAGAACGTGAACGCGATCCTTGACGATCTCGGCATGAAGGGCATTCGTCAGAGCAATATGCTGAAGTCTCTGGCTCTGGCGTCGGGCAACATGGCGGACGCAATCGACACGAGTTCCGAAGCGTACCGGAAGAACACGGCGCTGTCGGACGAAGCGAACAAGCGCTATCAGACCACGGCGGCAAGGCTCAACCAAGTCAAAGAAAAGGCATCAAACGCGGCAATCGAGTTTGGAAACAGCTTGCTTCCGACCGTAGAGAAAGCTATTGATGCGGCAGGAAATTTCGCGGACAAACTCGCGGCGATGGATGAATCTGAACGTGAAGCAATTATCCGCACTGCGGCACTTGCGGCAGCAGTCGGTCCGGTCTTGATTGGTGTTGGAAAGACAGTGACCGCAGTCGGACAGATAACAAAAGGTGTCGGAACTGCGGCAAAGGCAATCGCCAAGATTCAAACAGCGATGGAAGCCGCCGGCGGTGCGGGTCAGTTCTTTGTGGCTGGGCTAACCTCCACAGCGGGCACGCTCGCAATCGTGGGCGCTCCGCTTGCGCTCTTGGCAGTAGCCATGGCAAAAGCAGGCGCTGAATCCAGAAAAGCCACCGAAGAACAGATTGCATTTGCGAATAAAGTGCAGGAAGCTTCCGACGCGGCTAATCAAGCGGCGGCACAGGTTGAGGGAGTCGGAACGGCGATTTCGGAAAGCTCAGCAGGTATTGAGTCGGCAGGCGGCAGTCTTGATTACTTCCGCAATATGCTGAATGAGTGCTATGACGAAAGCGGCAATCTGAAAGAAGGCATGGAAGCCACTGCCGAATATGCCCTGAATCAGCTTAATTCTGCGATGGGTACGGACTACTCCACGGAGTTTGTCGCTCAGGCCGAGAACAGCAAGCAGGCCCTCGAAGAAATCAACGGCGCCATTGATCAGAACATCGAGAAGCTCAAACAGCAGGCAATTGCACAGGCGTTCCAGAAAGACTATCCTAATGCGCTCAAAGCGCAGGCAGATGCGCACACGGCACTCGCCACAGCGGAAGGCACATATACGGACGCGGTCAAAAATGCGCGTGATGCACAGGATGAGCTCAATGCGGCGCTCAGGGCATCGGATGCGACAACCGGCAAAGGCATCGAGCGACAGCAGAAAGCCAAAGCCGCGCAGGAACGCGCAAACGAAGCTGTTGAGAAAGCGGCTGAAGCCTACAAGACGGCGGCTCAGGCGGCAGGCGAAGCGGACACGCAGGTAGACGGTCTCAACAAAGCCATGGAAGAGGCGGCAAAGGGCACACCCGAAGGAGTGCGGGCGGCGGCTGATGCATACGCCAATATTGGCACCGAAGCCAACAAAGCTGGCGATGAGGCGGCAAAGGCGGCAGATAAGATTATCACTTCCAATGCGGAAGCGGCACACAAAGCCGTCGAAGAAGCACGAGAGACATTCAAGGTCAGTGGTTTGCACGGTCATGTCGAATCCATTGACGGCGGACCTGAAGCGGCAGGCAAGGCAAAATCCGAAATGGAACCGGTTATCTCCGCGCCCATGGACGGAAATGTCAGACAGGTACTCGGAGCGGGTTCAGCGGCACAGCTCGCTAAGAACAGCATGAACAACATTATCAAGCCGCCAATGCAGGGACATGTGAATAAGGTCAACGGCGGAAACACTGCGGCGACGAGTGCAAAGTCGGGGATGAATACTATCATCAAGAAACCGATGCAGGGCAATGTTAATCAGGTCACAGGCGGGGTTTCTGCGGCAAGCGCGGCAAAAGCTTCCATGAATCCGATTATCGCAAGCCCAATGACCGGCACTGTCGGAAGCGTTACAAATGCGGTCTCGGCGGCATCTGCGGCACACGCACAGGCACAAAGCTATTTTAACAATAATCCGTTCAGAGCGGTGGTTAACATTGTTCAGAATGTCACACGGACGGTCAGCGAGGTAGTTCAGAGTGTTACCCGCCATGCACGAGGCGGTTTCGTCAACGAAGAACAGCTCTCATGGCTGGCTGAAGGTAATAAACCCGAGGTCGTTATCCCTCTGGCTACATCCGAGAGAACGCGGGCGATTGACCTTTTCAGACGGACGGCGGCAATCCTAGGCGCGGGCGATGTGGCATATCTTCCGTCACTTGCGGGAGCAGGTGCGGGAAATTCCGTCAACTATGGCGGCATCAATGTCGTGATCAATGCGGCGGAAGGTCAGAGCGAGGAATCTATTGCTGATGCGGTTATCAACCGGATTCAGGACGAACTAACCAGAAGGGAGCGATAATGGGAAATATTATTTTCGATGGATACAATTTCGAGGATTACGGCGTTGTCGTCTCCGGATCTGGAACGTGGAACATGCCCGAACGGCTCACGCTGAAAGACAACGTATACGGCAGACACGGCGCACTCATTACCGATGCGGGAATGTTCGACAATGTCGAGATTCCCTATCCGGCATGGATAGCGAGAGATTTTTCCGAGAAATACGAAGACTTCAGTCGGATGATGGCACTCCACACAGACAAGTATTACAGGCTCGAAGACAGCTATCATCCGGACTATTACAGAGAAGCGCGAGTTATCCCTGGAATCATCCCGAAACCGGGGACGCTCAACAGATCCGGAGAATTTACGGTCGCATTTGATTGCAAACCGCAAAAGTGGCTCCGGTCGGGCGAGGAAGTGCTTGAGATTTCGGAACGGCTCGAGCTGTTCAACATGACCGGATACGAGGCAAAACCGCTCATTGTTATCCCGCCGGGCGCTTCGGTCACGATCACGGACAAGGACGGAAACACGGCAAGCCTTGAAACGACAGACTTCGGCATGGACACCACCTACGATGCAGATATTGAAGAAGCTGTTGCGGGGCACTCCTACGTCAATGAGTACGTGACGCAGGTTGGGGCTATTTCGCTGAAGCCCGGCAGGAACATTATCACGTGTACCGCTCCGATTAAATTTACTCCGAGGTTTTTTGTGATATGATTCCGATGCTTTATAACTCATCCGAGCAGGATTTTACATCGAACGGCATCGGCAAGATGCATGGTGTGACCGAATGCAAGGTCACAAAGGAGCGAAACGGAGTATTTGACCTTGACATGAAGTACGCCACAAACAGCCCACATTATGCCGACTTATATGAGGGATGCGTTATCGTATGCTCACACGATGACAGCGGAGACCTTCAGCCGTTCCGAATCCAGAAAATCAAGCGC